CCCACTCCAAAGTTGTAGGTGTACTTGCATTAGCTTTAAGAACTTGACCAGCAGTAGGAGCAACAGCAGGAAGAGTAAGAGTTATATCTCCTGATTGAGCTTGTGCTTTTAATCCTGTGTAATTAGCTCCATCACCGTCTGATTCACTTAGCCTTAACTCTTTTCCATTATCAATAATCAAGTTATTTGTAAGCGTTCCTCCTGTAGTAGGCAAAGCAGCATTAGCCGTTGTAGCAGCAGCATCAGCAGCATCTTTCGCTGTCTTTACAGCCGCAGGGGTAGCAGCCGTAGTAGTAGAAGTGGAAGCTGCACTATTGGTTAGTTGGAGGACACCAACTGCACTTGTCGTTCCAGTAGTAACCTTGGAACCAGTTATCGCAGCCGAGTTTGAAATATCAGCGTTAACAATCGCGCCAGCAGTAATAGAAGTTAAACCTGCATTATTTATTCCTATATCACCTGTAACTGCTACTGCTGTTGGGACGTTTGAGCCATTACCAACAAGAATTTGAGCAGAACTTAAAGCAGCTAATTTACTAAATGCGATAGCTGCATTTGCCGCTAGGTTTGTATTAACTAAGCTGCCATTTACCATCGTTGAGGTGACGGTATTCGTATCTCCAGTAGTAATTAATGTTCCTGTTACGTCAGGAAAAGTAATAGTTTTATCTGAACTCTGAGGATCTGCGACAGCAAGAGTTAATTCATAAGCATCAACAGTTGAGCCCTCAAATACAAGACTTCCAGTATTACCAATTAATAGCTCACCAGTGACAGTACCACCAGCAAATCCCATCTTTTCTGTTTCAAGTTCTTGCAAGGCATCTTGCACATTTGTTGCACTTATTTGACCGTAAGGTGTGAAAGTTATATTGCTTGCAACTTGCCCAGCTACGGTCTGCGATAAATCGATCTCATTCCAACTACTACCACCGCTATTTGTAACTCCTAAAATATAATCAGGAGGTGAAAGTGATACAACTGGAGCTGGTGCGGAAGGCGTTCCAGCAACATCAACTACAACATATAATCCATCAGTTGTTGCACTTGGACTAGGTAAATTACTTCCTACTGCTAAACCAGCCGCAATTCCTGCGGTGGTAGTCGAAACCATTTTTGATGTGTTTGCGTTGAAAGTTCCACCAAAAACCAAACTTCCTTTTGTTAATGTTGTTATTGCTTGCCAAGCGTTTCCGTCCCAAATAAAGGCATCTTCAGAAACCGTATCAAATAAAATCTGTCCACTAAATTGTGCTGTTGGATAACCACTTTGAGCAATAGACTGAAATACTGCTGTTGAAGCATTAGATAACTTACTACCGTCTATAGAATCATTGGCTATCCTTGCTGAAGCAATACTTCCTGTTGTTATTTTACTTGCATCAAGCGAAGGAATTAATCCTGCTGTTAATGCTGCACCTCCTGTGATTACACCCTTGTTGTTGACAGTAACAGACTGATAAGTTCCAGCACTAACGCCACTTGTTGAAGTCGTTAAATTCCCTGAACCATCAACTGTTAAACCTCCTCCAGATGTAATCTGTACGGCTCCCTTTGCACTTGTAGTTGCGACAGGAAGATCTCCCGCTACTAATGCTGTAGCAGCAGTAATCATTCCTTGTGCGTTAAAAGTTATTCCAGAAACAGTTGCTCCAGTAACACTATTAGTAAGTGATAATGCACCTGCTCCACTAACACTTAAACCAGCTCCAACAGAAACACCGCCAACAGCACTAGAAGTTGCAACAGGAAGATCAGCAGCAGCAAGAGCAACAGTTCCAGTAATAAGTCCTTGAGCGTTATATGTAATTCCTGATCTTGTCGCTGCTGTAACTGTGTTATTTATTCCAAGATTTCCACTAGCTACATTTAATGAACGATCCAGATTAGAAGTATTTAATTTCGCTGGTGTAATACTTGCATCTCTTATTTTTGTTGCACCGTCTAATCCTGTCGTAGCAGAAGTTGATGTCTCAACTTTATCGTTCGTAATTGCTCCATTTTGGACAGCATTGGTATCTACAGCGTTGTTCGCAAGCTCCGAATCTGTTACAGAATTTGCTCCTAACTGAGTTGAAGTTATGCTTCCTGAAACTAATTTAGTAGCTGCAATACTTCCTGCTAATTGTGCATTAGTAATCGTTCCAACTAACGCTGAAGTCAGATAACCTGTGGCATCTTGCAAGTCAAATGCAGGTGTAGCATCAGCCGTACCAAGGGTTACCGAAACTCCTCCTAAAGAGACACTAGAAGAAGCAAGCTTACTAACTGCTATTGAACCTGCTAATTGAGCATTTGTAATTGTCCCTGTTAGAGAAGATGCAGGATAATTAGTTGCATCTGTTAAATCAAAAGCAGGAGTAACATCTGAAGCACCTAAAGCAACACTAATGCCTCCTAAACTAACGGAAGAATTTGCTAATTTAGAATTTGCAATCGATCCTGCTAACTGTGCATTCGTTACCGTCCCAACTAGAGAAGATGCAGGGTATCCAGTAGCGTCCGTTAAGTTAAAAGCAGGAGTAGCATCTGTGCCACCTAACGCAACTGAAACTCCTCCAAGAGAAACAGTTGAACCAACTAATTTTGATACATCAATTGATCCTGCTAGTTGAGCATTAGTTATTGTTCCTACAAGTTCTGTAGTTTTATAACCAGTTGCATCTGTAAGGTTGAACGCTGGAGTTGTATCCGTTCCACCAAGGGCTAATGATATTCCTCCAAAAGAGACAGAAGAGTTAGCAAGTTTACTATTGGCTATTGATCCTGCTAACTGGGCATTGCTTATCGTTCCACTTAAATTTGCTGTTGTATATCCAGTTGCGTCAGCAAGATTAAAAGCAGGAGTAGCGTCTGTTCCACCTAAAGATATTGATATGCCGCCTAGAGAAATACTTGAATTAGCTAATTTTGCATTTGTTACTGCATTATCTTGGATCGCTCCAGTCGCAACTTGATCTGTTCCTAATGTTCCGACTTTTGCAGCAGGTATTGATGCTGCATCAATTAAGGCAACACCAGCCTCAATAAGATCTTTAACCGTTACCTTTTTTGTCTCACTAGCACTGATGTCTGCGATAGCTAATGGGTCTGTCGCCGCTACACCTGCTTCTGCTAACGCTGGCAGATTACTAATCTCAAGATCAGGCATTTCCCTTAACTAAAAAACCAATGCTTATATATTACGGCTGATCGAGCAATATGGGACTTTGATCTTCCTGAAGAATCTTATATTCATCTTCCTGTAACAAGTATCCAGGTGTCGCTCCTGTATTTAAAGTGATCACATCAGTTGTTATAAATTCAATTCTCGTATTTATTTCTTGGGTCGCAGAAACACTAACAGCAACATTTGTTACCACACATTTAGCCTCATACCAAACAGTGTGAAGAGAAGTATTTGAATCTTTATAAATGTAAAAACGTCCATCAAAATCTGCTCCTTGTTGAAGGCGAATAATTAATTGAGCAAGATAAAAAGGAAATTCAGGGTCTTGCACCTCAGTATTATCAGCTAAGTCTGAACTATGTTCCCATAAACAACTTAAAGTTCCTTGACCACTAATCAACCCTGCTTCGTATTGTTTTTTAAATTGAGCACCTAAAGGAGTTAAATCAATTTGATCTCTATTGGTAGTAATTTCAAACTCTTGTACTCTTGCTAAATGTCTAAATCTAGAATTAATAGTTTGGATCGTTACTTCTTTAGCAGCACTAGGAGTAACAAGCGTCAAGGCATCTGATTGTTTTCCTGTTATAGCAGCCGCAAACGTATTAAATAATCTAATTCCACCCATTTTATCAACGTAAATATACCAATTTCCATCTGGATGATTGTGACCACTTACAAGCTCTAAAATACTTTTATCAACTGTCGCAATCTCTACACGATCTCCAGTAATCAACGAACCAGAAGAACGATCAATTGAAAATCTTTTAGTTGCTGTATTTACATCATGCGGATCTAACTTTGTTTGGATAGGAGATGACAAAGTATCCCTGCGAATCTCTACATCGCCATTTTGTCCAAAATAAACAGCCACAGTTAAGTAGAAATAGTGTCAACACTTGGAGCACCATCAACTTCAAAACTAAAATCAACAGATGAAATTTCTCCTACAGAACTACTCATAGAAACTGATGTGACATAAGCACCAAATTCAATATCTCTTGCGTTTGTATCTGAACCTGATGTTTCTTCTAATCTAAGTTTTAAAGTCACCTTGTCTGATTCAGTTCCACTACCTTTTATAGCTGCTGTTAATAAATCAGTAACGTTAGGAGCACCAGCAGCAGTAGCGGTATAGTAATAAGCTCTTGCACTGCCTGAATAACTTCTAACTCCTGGCTTTAATGTTCTGTCTGTATCACCCATTGCTGTGATTTCAAGTACAGACATTGACTGTGAAAAACTCCAGTTCTGTAGTTGAGCAACATTAGTTCCTCCTACATACAGCTTCCCATCTTTGCCACTGAAATACTTCGCCACAGCCCTAAATCAAAAACATTGCGTTTATTCTACGGTGAATCGAGACAAGCGACAAAAGAACAACTCACATTGCTCAAACCTTTAAAGGTGCTTGTAACAGTTGGAGGCCCAGAATAACGCCATTTTAAACCTTGTTCTGTTAATCCAAGCCCAGCATCATTATGTATTTCTTTTCTTAAAAAATATCCTGAACCAGCTCCTTCTATTCCTGCGGAACCATTGGCATCTGTAAATTGAACGTAGTCATAAACAGACATAACATCATCATAATTTTTTAAAATCAAACCAACTTGACCATCAGTAATATTTGAAAAACCTAATTGTAATGTGGCATCTACCCGTTTGTTGCCAAAACGTAAATGTGTCTTTGTACCATCTAACGATTCAAAATTTGTACTTGGATATGCTCCAGGATTGAAGCTCCTAGAACTTGGTTTGATTGAAGGGAATGGTTGTGCTGTTGTCATTGGTTACTCTAAATTTTCATTAAATAATCGATTTTCTAAATCAGAATCCCATCTTTGTAGCATAGCTAGTTTACTTCCATCTAATTCTGCATACGATCCAGAAAGTTCAATTAATCCATCATCTCCAAACGTAATACCTTCAACTTTGTAGCACTGATCAGAAGCTTCAGATTCTTTAATCGTAAACAACGATCCAGCAAAAGCTTTAACAGCATTTGTATCAGAAAAATTAACCGTAGCTTCTTTTACTACTTCTTCAGAGGGGTTCCAATAATAAAATGTCTTACTTCCACTAATAGTGTCCTTACTCACAACCGTTCCATCAGCAAGAATTGCACCGTTATTAAACCTTTGAACATGTTGAGTTGTTGAAAACACTCTTATGTAATCTCCAGGTTGAACACCATTAACAAAATGAGGAGCTGTTTTAAATGTAATTGTATGATCTACAAATTTTCTTGTTGCTAAAATATATTTCGCAAAAGTAATCGCATGGTGTCTACTGGTACAAAAACCACTTAAGTCATAAGTTTCTATTGGGTCATTATTATATTCTGTTCCATTCAAACGTATAACTACAGATTCATTTTCTGAAAATCCATTTTCTTTTTCATTTCTATAAATAACATTTGCCTTAAAAGTTTGCCTGTCCTCTGGGCTAAGAAAAGCTACCTGTAAATCTTTAATATTACCGTCAGTAAACATTGCTTTAATAACAATATCCTTATCATTTTGCATTTCATGCGTTCCTTCATAAGTTAAATTACCCGCAGCGTCATATTTATCTTCATCAAAAGGAACAGAAGGATATAAACTAAATTGTCCTCCAATAATTGTGAAATCTAATAAGCATTGTGTTCCTTGCTCGAAAATAAATTCTCTTAAATTAACTTTATTAGATATAACACCGTCCCAGAAAAAATCATTTGCTTTACAGAATTTGGCCGCAATAGTCATATTTGCATCATTTACAGAATCAGCATTGATAACAGCACCAGCTCCTATCTTCGTATCTGTTAATAAGGCATAAGCAATTTCAGGAAATAAACTTGTTGATCTTAATCCTCCAATCCAATTACCTTGATTATTCTTTCCTTGGAGAATATCTCGCACTCTTATTCCTTTCTTAAAATAAGCAGAAAACTGACTAAAGTTTGTCCATTCTTTGGAACTATTAACTCTTAATCCTGCATAAGCTAAATTTTCGTATGTTGCTTGATATTCTGAATCTTTTATTATTTCATTTACATATGTTATCTGATGTTCTGGGCCTTCTAAATGACTAGATTGATCTCCTTCATATTTCCAAAAATCCGCAGCAGCATCATAAATATTTAACTCATGCTCAATGTCATCAGTGAAACTTTTGCTACCTGATTCAACAGTTAAAGTTAACTCTTGTTCTGGAACAAGTACACTTCCACTATAAGATTGAGCAGGAATTTTAACTTTGTCTCCATCAGTATAATTTGAACCTATAGCACCTAAACCCCAAGAAGCGTACCATCTGTCTTTATCAGGAAGATTTGTCCATACTGTTAAATTAATTGTTAATCCAGAGGCAGCATTATTACTAACTGATTTATTTACAAGAGTTACTTCTTGATTAATAACGGGCGTGGCGGTTGTTGCATATTGTTCTGTCTTTCTTACTGAATACCAATTAGGCTTACCAAATACTAAAGAAACAGGTTCAAATTTTCCACCAAATCCATCATCTTTCGTGTAATGCCAAGCTACTTGATTTACATCTGAACCTTGATAATTATGATGAATAGGACCATTCCATGCAGGGCCATTAAACCCTTGAATGTTTGGAGTTACATCACTGGGATTTATATATAAACCCCATGTTGTTTTCCCTGCTGATGGATAATTATCAAAACGAACAATAATAGTATCGTTATATGGGCCTTCAAAACCTGGGTATCCATTGACAGATGCTTTTGTCCATCTAACTACAGTTGGAGAACTTGAAGGAAGGTTAGTTGCAGAAGCATCGTCATATCCACTATCTGCACTTTCTGTATTAAAACCAGTTACATTGCTATACCCTCCTGCAAGCAATTGTTTACTTGGATGACCTAGCGTCCATTCTGGATTACTTAATACACTTTTAGTTAAAGGATAATTTCTTTTTCCTGCAAATTTAATAGTAAAATCATTAGATGAAAACTGTTCTAAATCAGTAACATGTGTCGCTTTATTTGCATTTAACAAACAAACCATTATTGGAGGAGAAGTTGTATTGCCCTCAAGATTAATAACCTTTCGTATGACATCGTTTCCAGGCCAAGGGAAAAATCTAAATTCATATTCATCTTTTAACTGATCTATTCTTATATAGTTATATTGATATTCAGGTGTATTACCTTTCACACAAAATAAACCAGTATGATTAGGTTCACGTATGCTGTTAGGTCTTAACCAAGTCCATACATTATTAATCTTTACTTGTAACTTAAAAAAGCTAAATCTAGTAATATACTTATTAACTTGCCCTAAAGTTAAAGTAGATTTATCATCATAAACATCTAAAATATCTTTTTCATCAGGCTTACTATTTACATTGGCAAAAGTCATTTGTTTATAAACCTTTGACTTGATTCCTATTTCGGTAATATCACATTTTCTATTATTAGAAATTGTTCCTAAAGTTGTCTTTTGTAGTGTATATCTTGTATGTGGTTCGTAGATCTCATAAGTATCTGGATCTTTTAGCCCTAATTGTTCATAATAAAAATGATCATCACGATCTAATCGAGATGGCCTAACAGTAAAGAATCGACCATTTACATCCCAACGAGGATTAGTGCAATGTTGAGCTAACGCCCCTGAAGGACTAGCATGATATATTCCTTCTTCTAATACTTCAAATTTATAATGTCTTGTAAACGTACCAGACCAAGGTACTCCATCCCATGATTCGTCTAATTCGTCTATTTGATAACAATTAACTAAAGCTGTTCCTGCCATATATTGCTCATCTTCAGTAATAGAAGCATCAGTTGTTTCTCTAATTGTTTTTGTTGCAGCATTGACATCATCAAGACCATGAGGTTCCATTGTTAACCTCTTTGTATCTATATCTTGTTGATAACCAATATCAGCATATAAATTTTCATCTAAATCACCACTACCTAATAACTGATACTCAAGAATAGTTCCTTCTGCTAAAACTTTTTCACCTCTTTTTTGCGCGTCATCACCACCATTAATAAAACCTGCTCTTATAGGCCACGCTCCAAGTAGTTTCCTTCTTTTCTTAAATGTTATTCTTCCGGCTGGTCTTGCAGAATCTGTATCTGTATTGCTAGGAGTCCTGACTAATTCATAAGATAATCTGTAATAAGTCATATTAGGAGCTGGACTACTTAACCCAAAAGTTGCCTGTGTCGTTGGATTTCTTGTTCCTGAAAAATAATTACTTTCATCTATTTGAAACTCATTTAAAATATCACTAAGAACACCTCCAGCTCTTAAAAAAGGAATATTTTCTCCTAATGGCCCATCGTCATCATTTGGATAATCAAGTTTATAAATTTTCTTAGCATGATAATTGTTAATTAATAAATCTCCTATTGCATATCCTTCAAAATCTGGCCTTCTTTCTATTTCACCTAAAGAAAACAGACCAAGTAATTTTAATTGTTGATAACGCCCCAAGCTAACAAGCTGTGACCACATCAATTGTGAATTAACTCTGATTCCACCATTAGGATTTTGATCTCTATTTGCAAAGACAAGAGGAATTAAATCACCTAAATTTGCTAAATCTTGGACACTGTTAAATGAAAACTGAGGAGCAAAACGCTTAAGACCTGCCATATCAGCAGTCCTTTCGTTTGTCCCTTGCTTCATATTTTTAGGCTTGGGAGTTAAAAGATATGCAACAACACTTAAAGCAACACCAACAACAAACTGTCCAAGAAGTGTTAACGCACCAGCATTTGCATACGGAATAGCGACTACTAAAGGGCCATTCGCTATTTCAGGAACCAAGTCATACGCTTCTGGTCTTTCTTTAACCTTTGCTGCTACACCTTCTAAAAATTGAAAATATTCTTCTTCTGTTAATCCAAGTGCATTACAGAGATCTGCTTCCGTTGGAAGTAACACCCTGCGAGTGAAAGGGCTTCTAGCGGAGACCAAAGCACCACCTGGCTTTCTAATGTTCTTCGGTAGCTCAGCCATCCTTCCTCGTAATAAGCAGCCATGCCATAACCATCGTCTGATTTACATAGACCAATTGTTCCTAGTTTAGGGGGTGATTCAACTCCCCACCGATTTAATTCTTCAAAAAAGATACTATAGTCTTTTCTCTTTAATCTTCTATACCAATCACGTTCTCCTTTTGGAACAGCAAAACCATAATGACCTAATACTGTACGAACCAAAGATAAACAATCACCAGTTCCATGCTTAATAGGATCAGAACCTAAACGATACCTAAGTCCTATTAATTCGTAAGGCTTCAAAGATTTTGAATTTGACCTGTAAGAGGAAGATGAGCACACCTTCTCTTAGTTAAAGTCTGTTGTGGAGCGTTTGCACCAACAGCATCAATAGCAGAACTTAACAACAATTCAATCGATTCTGGATCGTATCTCATTCCAGCAGCCAACCAATATTCACCAGTTAATCTGCCTCCATTTTTAGCAGCAGTATCTTTATTAAAATCAGTTGTCATTAAAAAAGTCTCAACCTGTATATAGTATTTCTTCTCTACAAATTCTTTAACATAAGACATGCTTAAAGGATTATTAGCAAGGATGATTGAAGCTTCTAAATTATCTCCTGACCTATTCATTGCTGCTCCTTGATACATAAAAGAAAGATATTTATAGTCACCAACTCCTTCATGTTTTCCGTTTTGAAACTTATTAAAATTCAAACTCGTTCCATCAAGAGAAGTAAAAGCAGGAGGAGTGTTTCCTTCTTTAGTAGTAATTTCAACAAAAGCAGTTAAGGCAACAACAGTCATTACATTCCTAACCTCGATCTAGCACTTCTACTATTCCTTAGTGTAGTTAAAGTTTTATTTTCTCCAGCTCTGGCACCTTGAGATGTTGCAGTTGCAATAATTTGTCCTACAGCAGACTTAGGAACAAACTCTTCAGAGTTGAAATTCAATATAGGCCCAGAGTAATTAACAGTAGTAGATCCTCCTGCACCTCCACCTGCATAAGACGAACCAGTACCAGGAATTACAGCTTCACCTCTAGCACCTGCTGAATAGCGTTGCATACTTGCAGCCATCTTTGATGCAGGAATTATGTATTCGTCTTCTCCAGCTTCTCCTACGAGTCCCAGAGTAGGTCTTGTTGCTATACCTCCTGAAGCAAATGGTTTTATTCCGTTTGCCATATATCCTCCTTCTGCGTTTTTCATTAAAGGGAAACTCATCCCTCCAATCCAACCTGACATTGCTGATTGAATCAGCATACTTCCAATCTGTTTAGCAATACTCGCAAGACTTTCTCCTAATGATTTCGTTCCAGCAATTAATCCTTCAATTGCACTTGTAAGTCCTGTTGCAATTGTGTCTTTTATTTGATTCCAAAGTTCTAATTGTTCTTGTAAAGAATCTCGTTTTTCTAATTGAACAGCAACATCATCTCTTTGTTTTTGCGTAATTGTTTCAAGATTCTTTCCTTGAGATCTAAAATATTCATCAATTTCTTTTTCTCTTTCTGCTCGTTTTGTTCCTAAAGATAAAGACCTTTCTAAATGCCTGATTTGTTCTTCAATGTTTGCATCTAAAGCAGAAGCAGAAGTAAATAAAGGTGCACTTAAAGCTGCCGCTTCATCTTTAATTTGTGATTCTGCTACTAAGTCTTGTAAATCTTCAAGCCTATCTGCATTTTTGAAAATCAGTCCTTTTAACGGCCCAAGACCTGTACCAGCAGCTTGCATCCTTTCTACTAAACTTTTTGTTTCTTCACTAGCTGTTCCTTTTTGAACAGACTCAAAAGCTCTTTCAACTAAAGGTTTTTTACCGATCATATCAATTAAGTTTTTCAAAATACCAGAGCTATTAATTAATCCAGCAATTCCAGCCTGTAAATTTGTTACTACTTTTGTCCATTCATTTCCTAATTGTTGGGTTTCTTCTCCAAATTGTTCAAAAGCTTGAACTCCATCAGCACCAACAATTCTCATTAACCTTTCTCTTGCAACAGTCATTGCCGCTTCTTCACCTTTTATTTCTTTAACCATTTCAATATGTTTTCCATACGCAGTATTTGTTTCACCTAAAGATGCAATTACAGCATCTACATCAGGATTAATTTTATTAAATGCTTGTCCTAATTGAGCTGTCTTACTGACAAATTCATCAATCCTTTGTCCTAAAGCACTTAATAAAATTTGAGAACCAAAACCACCCTCTGATCCCATAAAAGTTTGACTAACAGCACCTAAAGTTCCACCAGCTACCGAACCTAATCCTCCTCCAAACAACATTGGGAAACCAGCTCCCAACATCAAATTTTCTCTTAACCTTCCCATTCTCCGTTGTCTTTGTTCTTCTGCGTTTTGTGCATCTCGAATATTTTTTAACCTATCTCTTCTTAAATCGGCCTCTTGTTTTTTCTTTTCGTTAGCAAGTTTTTTAGCTGCTGTTTCTTCTTCTTTATATCTTCTTAAGAAAGCGTCCTTATCTTCTTTATTAATTTGATCGTTGGCATCTATAGCATTTTGAACACTTCTATTTCTTAATTTATCTATTTCTTTAATAGCTGCGTCTGCTGCATTTATTTCTGTTTTATAAACTTCTTCAACAGGCGTTCCAGCTTCAACTTGCTTTTGCCTAATTTCATTTTCTAAAGAACTAATACGGGCTTTTGCGTCTTCTTGTTTTTTCAATAATGCAACATAATCTTTTTCTGTTGTATTCCTTTGCTCCAACATTTGATTGATCCGAGTGAGATCTTGTTGGGCATTTTGTAATTGAGTTGGGCCTTGTCTTGTATATCGTCTTTCTTCTCCTCTTCCAGCTCCACCACCTAACGCATCTGCAATTTTTCCTGCTTGACTGCCTTCAGCCATATAATCTTGCCACGAACCACCAACTCCAAGCCCTCCTAAAGCTTGTGGCATTGTCATAGCAATAGCTTGAGCTAATTGAGGTAGTTCTCTTGAAAGTCGTCCGAACGCTGAAAAAGCTCTTGTGATATTTCCCTCTACACTCCAAATAACTCTTGCTGCTGCTGATTCAAATTCAGCAAATCCACGAACTGCTCCAATCACCCATTGAGCACCTCCTAAAACTGTACTTAAACCTGAATACGCAAGAGTTATAGAAGCAATCCCTTCAGTAGAAACTCTTACCCATTTAGAAACCCTTTCAATATTGTCTTTCCATTTTTGACTTAATAAAGGTACTTTTTGAATTAAATCTTCAATTCCTCTACTAACACCAACAATTCCAGCAGCACCAGCAATTTGTCCTGCTTTTCCAAATCTACCTCCAAAAAGATCTATTAAACCTTTAGGAATACTTTTTCCTATATTAACAATGCTACTTAATGCTGTTTTTTGAGCAATTACTCCAGCATTAACAAATCGTTGCTGCCTTATAGATTGAGCTAGTTCTCTATTATAAGCTTCTTGAGCTTTTCTAACTCCTAAAACAGCATCTTTATATCCAACAGCACTTGAATCTAATTGATCTTGTAATCTAATTGCTTCCTTTAAAGCCTGTTCTCTACCAACTAAGCCACCAATTCCTCTTGTGATATTTGGTGCTTTTTTAGGTTTAGATAATTGTGCGTCTACTTTTTTTATTTCAGCTTCTAATTTTTTAAATACTGGACTTCCTATTTCTACAGCGTTAAATAATCTTGTTAATTCAGTTCTGTAATTACTTAAAGCATCTATTGATCTAAAAACACTAGAACTATCAGCTATTAGTTTTCCAGGTAAATCACCTGTTAAACCTCCCATTAAATCTTGACCTCTTGTCTTCATTACAGAGCCTCTTGCTCTGAATAAAGACATTTGTGCTCTTTCAGCAGCCGCTATTGCATCTCTAAATTCATCTGTATCTGTTTTTGCACTTCTAATTACTGACTGTAATTTTCCAATTTGTTTATCTAAACCAGCAACATTATTGGCAAATTTAAAAGTTGATTGTGAGGCTGCCTTTAATTTTCCAGCTAATTCTTCTAATGCTTTATTCCCACCTTTTATAGAACGACCATCAAATAAGGCAGTTTCAGCTTTTCCTAAAGAAGCAGCTAAATCTTTAACTTTTTTCAGTCGTTGTTCTGTTTTAGAAAGTTTTTTCTCAACCTGAGAAATATTAATATCAATTTTTAAGGTTGCATCTGCTCCTGCCACGACCCATATTCCTTAGTATTTCAATAGTTTACCTACTCCTACGAATTTTTTGCATTTCTTTCTCTTGATCTTCGTTAAGAACTTGAAAATAAGCACTCCAACCCAATATTTCAGCCAGAGTCATTTGACGAATTTCAGTTAAAGTTTTTCCTAACTCTTTAGCAATACCAAATTGAAGCATCAACAAATTATCTTTACGCAGCTCCGCACTTAGGATTTTGGGTCGATGTCATCATCCTCTGTATTGATAACCGCAAGCATCAAAATTTGAAGATCAGCATCCCTTACCTCATTCTTCAAAACATCAATTTCACCAATATTAAATAACCTACTACCGTTCTCATCTAAGGCTTTTGTCATTAGAAGCCTTAATGCAAATTCATTTGCATCATCAGATTTAGCTCCTTTTTGTGCTCTTTCTCTTTCTGCCATCGTTAAAGGTGATACCCACATCTCAAATACCGTTCCATCAGTTAATTCAACTTCCTTCTTTGTAGCTTCTAAATTTGCAGCTTTCTTTAAACGATCTATCGCTCTTAGTGGTGAGCGTGATGCTCTAGGACTTGATGTCATAGTAAAAATTTATATGCTAATAGTCTAGCGTAGTAAACAATAAAAAACCCTGCTAAAGAGCAGGGTTCTTGGAACATTCCGATTCCGTAACTATTATGAACGGCTAAAGTCGAATGTTGGAACACCAGCAGGACGGAAGTTAACTGTTACTGCTTGTGCATCATCAGGAGTAACACCTAAAGAAGCAGAAGTTAATGTTGCGTCAAAGCTGATAAAGCGACTAAGAGTGTCACTTACGGTTCCACCACTAAATACACGGTCGGTATAAAGTTTAAATGCTGCACCAACTTGCTGACGCTGAAGAACATCTTCAATCATGCGGTTAGAAAGAGAAGCATCTTCGTTTGTCATGTAAGCAGTTGCACTACCTGAACCATCACCAAATCCAGCAATATACTTTCTAAATGGAACGTACTGACCAGGATCACCACCGATTGTAGTTACATCAATTTCAGCTCTTTCAATCTCAAAAGACCACTCACTTACTTGACTAACTGATTCAAAAGCAGAATAAGCAACTTGGAACTCATTAGGAGCTGCGGCTGTTCCAACATCAGTAATGTCAACAGCAGAACCACCAGCAGAAGCAGATACTTTTAATGCTCCTGATGCTGCCGTATAAAGAATAACGTAATAAGTCGTACCAGCACTTAGACCAGCAGGTAAAGTTCCTGTTCCTGCTGCACCTGTAGAAGAATCAATAACACTAAACTTAACTGGATCTCCAACTTTAAGATTCAAATAAGTTTCAACAGTAATTGTCTCTGTACCAGTAACGACATCACCAGTACCAAAAGTTCCTGTTGTTCCTGCGGGTTTGTAGTAGAGAGCACCTGATGTGCCAGATAAACATGTAACGGCCATGAGGCTGCTGTAGAAATTTACCTATAGATTAGCTCAAAACTGTGGCAACGTAAGAAGTTTCTATTCTTCCCATAAATAATGGTGCATCTTCAGTACTAGAAAAGCTTGGCCCTTCAATAGATCCGACCTTTAAATACGCTCCTGTAGTCCCTTTCGTTTCATCATTTAGTGTCTCTAAAACATTAACAGCAGTTGTAATTAATGTTTGATTTCTTGCTGGCCCTTCTCCTTTTTTACTGAAACAACGAATTACAATTGCTCCCCTAGCGTTATCAACACTAGATGTCAAAGTTGGATCGTTTGTTAAGCCAAAAGTAACATTTACTCTTACATATTCAGTCGTGCTATTAGCTGGTGCAGCAGTAATATTGTCAAAAAAGACAGGAACCGCAGGACTTAACGCTCCAAAAGCAGTTAATAATGGGTTTTCGACTTGTGCTCTGATC